AAACGCCCCTGAATGTTCTCGTACCTGCTTGCGCAAATTGCCTCGTGAACACTCAAGCGCTTGTCGGTATCTGTGGCGAGTTCGTGAACTGCTTCCATTTTTTACTCAGCTATCGCTGCCTCTGCTGGCTGTTCGGCCAATGCCTGCTTCAGCATATTGAGAAAGGCATCACGCCCAACCTGTAGTTGGTCCACGTTGAACTTTGCTGAAGCCACTTTGCGCTCCAGATCAGCAACGTGATCCAGCAAGATTTTTTGCTGGTCAGTCAAAGACTCGATGTCGTACTCAACGCCGTCAATGATGAGTTGGGGTTTTGTGTTGTTGCCCATTTCATACTTCCTTTTCAAATTGCCGCCAAGGTCGGGTGGCGGCTTCCCGTTATGCTGATGCCGCTTGCAGAGGCGACAGGTCTTCGGTAGTCCAGAAGTCCTTGGCAATCATAATTTTCAGATGCTCTTTGTTGCGGGACAGGCAATCAGCCCAGTCCTCGTCGGACATCATCTCAGGCTTGCCGCCGTTGATGATGGCTACGCTGTCCATTGCCGCGCTGTAGTGCTTGGCAATTTGTTCTGCTGTAATTTCAATTTCCATTTTTAATTTCCTTTAGCTTCAAGTTGTGCCACACGGGCGGTTAATTCCTTGACTGCGTTAATCAAGTACCAAGTCAAGTTGTCTGAGTTAACAGTCATCACTCCAGTAGATTCAGTCTTAATGCAATCAGGCAAGATTTGCTGTAGCTCTTGGGCAATCACACCAAGTTGAACGCCAGACTTCTTAATGGCTTGGTCTTGCGGTACATCAGTGATTTCTTCAGGCAGGCGGTACTCAAAATTGCGAATTTGGATTTGGTTAATGATGTCCAAACCAATATTGTTGTCAACAATGTTTTTCTTAATGCGCTGGTCAGAGGTGACAGACCATAGTGTTGAGTTGTTGCCTTGATAAACACCGCCACCGTTAGGGGATATAATTCCAGTGTTTGCACCTTTCCCAGTTGCCCCATAACCAATTGCTACTTCTTGACCAGTCGATACTCCACTTGCAGTAACACCTACACCAATAAACACGTTATTAGAGCCAGTAGTAAGGTTGTTTCCTGTATATTGCCCAATAACCACATTCGCGCCACCAGTAGTTATTGCATACCCAGACTGATAGCCCATGCAGGTGTTGTTAGAGCCAGTAGTGATTTGACGAAGTGCAGCACTACCCATAGCAACATTGTTGGCTCCCGTTGTATTTGTGTACATTGCAAGAGCGCCCATAGCCACATTGTCATTAGCCGTTGTATTACTATACAAAGCGCCGCCGCCTACTGCAACATTGTCTGACCCAGTAGTATTAACTGATAACGTTCCACCAAAAAACCCCGGTCTTGCAGCGCCAACCGCAGTATTATTGTTTCCTGTCGTATTTGCGTATAGGGCTTGGTTACCAATCGCGGTAATGGCTGCACCAGTAGTGTTTGTGTAACCAGCCTGATAACCAACAGCGGTGTTGTAGGAGGCTGTGGTGTTGGAGTTGAGGGCGTTTGACCCTACTGCCGTGTTGTATTCACCAGTGGTGTTAGCACCAAGAGCCAAATAACCAACCGCTGTGTGGTTTGAGCCGGTAGTATTAGCTGTCAAGGCTCTAGAGCCAATAGCGGTATTTTGAGCGCCAGTAGTGCTTACCAGCAATGCTGCGGCCCCAACTGCCGTTATGTTAGAACCAGTGGTGTTAGCTGCAAGTGCGCTGCCGCCTACAACAACGATGTAGTTACCAGAGGTTGTTGCTACTCCAGCGTTGTAGCCGACAAAAACTTCACCATAAGCACCAACGGCGTTAAAGGCATAGCCAGCCTTATAACCCAATGCCGTGGCTACGTTACCTGAATTATTTGTATAAAGAGCCTGATACCCTACAGCAGTTTGGCTGGAGAAGGTGGTGTTGGATGCAAGAGCTTGGGTTCCAGTGGCTGTGTTGCTTGCTCCAGTTGTATTTACCGCCAAAGCACTAGCACCCACAGCAGTATTGGTGGACACAGCACCCGCACCACGGCCCACGGTGATGCCATACACAGTCAGGTCAGTACCGCTGTATAAAAGGTTGGCAGAGTCAGTCTCAAGGCCACCAGTGGTGGAGTACACCACACGGCCCGATGTCAGGCCAGTGTTGGTGATGGAGCTAAATGTACCTGCGCCGCCCGGTGTATTGGATAGCTTGGCATAGTCAGAACCGTTCCAGAAAACATGAGCCTTTTCGCCGTTGACCATTGTCACGCCGCTGGTAGCTGAGCCTTTAACCGTCAGGGCAAATCCACCAGTGGTATTGTTGTTGATGACGTACTGACGGCTGCTGCTAGGCAGGATCAAGTTACGCGCTGCGGTCATTGCCCCGCTTACGTTCAGAATAGCGTACTGCGCCGTGGTCGAGCCGATGTTGGTTGCCGAGCTTGTACCCTGCGTAATACTGAGCGTGACATCAGTCGTGGTGATGGTGATCGCCAAGCCGCCAGCAATAGCAATATCCAAGTAAGACGTAACGCTGTTGTTTACATCATCACCCCATGTACCGGACTCTGTGCCGGTTACCGGCTGTCCAAGGGATAGGTTAGTTGTGTAGTTGACTGTCATGTTGTACCTCTAAGTGGTAGTCGTAAACCAAGAATATTGCGGGTATGCTACAGAGTAATTTATTACTGGATCAATTGCAACTTGCAAATATTTTTGCACAGTTACAGTGTTGTACGCTTGATTTAACGTAGGGTTGTTGTTGGTCGGGTCGTTGTAGACCGTATAAGTTAGGGCTGCCATGTTATGAAGTCTGCATCAAAATACCCCACATTGCAGTTCCGCAATTGAAGTAGGTGAAAGTATTGCCATTGACCAATACCGTATCACCAGTATTTCCTAAAGCTGGCCCCGTCCAATAAGCATTAAAAACGCCAGTAACATACATTGTGGGGTAGCCAAATTGCCCCGGTTGCACATAAATTGGGGATACTTGATAAACAGGCGATCCTGTGGATGTAATGCTGTTCTTTCGTTGAACGTATGGAGTAGATAGCCACCAATTTTGTGCGTTTGAATACCCACCGCCGTAGCTGTTTGCTACAGCTTCAACAGGGCCGTAAACCGTACCAGTGTTTACATCCGTAATGTTCATTACGCAACTTGAAAATGTAGCGCCGTTTTGTGCTGAAGCACCAACTTGAGGTATTACTGAAGATAGAACCGTGGTTTTTACGTTGGTTGCGTCATTACCATTTCCGTTTTGCCAAACTACAACTGGGGCAGTTGAATAAAAACGATGTGGGTCGGTCATTGACGTTTCCCAAACAGCTTGCATCCCTTTGCCCTCATTAATAATACATATGCCCCTTGGCGTAGCTATTAAATGGTATGTGGTAGAAGCAGTAAATTGTATTGCGGTGATTTGTACAGCAGTAAAAGCAACACTGCTAGTTGTGTAGACTTTAACCCCCTCATTTGTTGCAACGCCTAAAGATGTTACAGACCTTGCACCTGTTAAATTCATCCATTGGTTGGTTGTACTAGGCGTTGTAAAACCTTGCGCAGCGGGGGAAAGTGTCACGTATTTAAGCGTAGAACCCTCAAGGCAAGGCGCTGAACATGACCACAAATCTGGAGCAACGCTGCTAGTAGAGTAGTCTGAAACAGATGTAGATGGTGTGGGCCTATCAGCCGCTAAAGTAGCCCCAACATAAGTCCACCCAGCAGCAGTTGCATCAACAACAACTGAAGAAGCAGAATTAAACGCATAAAGTAAAGATGTTGCGGGGGTAGCAGCCGTAAGCAGGCGAACAATGTCGCGTATGAAATACTGACTCGCAGACGCAGTGGATGGGGTAACAAGTTTTACGTACATTTTTACATCCTTGAAATACGGCTATCTTGCGGTACAGTGCCATCTGTCGTAACAAAGTACAAAATTTGAGTAGATCCATCAACAATGTAGTTGTAGCTGGTTACCATAATTTCAGACAAGTCATCTGCTGTGCCATTAAATATGTACACAACATCAGTACCAAAATATGCTTGTATTTGTTCAGGTGTCATGGTTATATAGGGGTGTATGTATATGCTATTTGAACTTTTAGCCCCGCACCGGCTGTTGTAGTTCCAACATTAGTAATATCCAAATATATATAGGTGTTTGCAGTAAGTTTAGTAGTATCAGCAACAGTGAAGCTTGTGCTATTATTTGCTATAACCAAAGTGCGTAATAAAGTAGAGGTAGCATAAGTAGTCCCATACTTTACTGGTATGCTAATACTATTACCTCTTGGTGCTGTAGTTACAGTTGCGGTAAAACTAACTAAGGTAACGGCTTGAGGAAAAAGCCAACCGCCGCTGTTAGATATACCAAGTGTTCCGTTAATATTGGTTTGTTTAATTACTGTTCCAGTTCCGTTGCTAATAACAAGTGCTTGCGGCACAAGCAATTTTGACAAAAGAGCAGTTGGGGCAATAACAAAAATATTCTTTGTACCCGCAGAAAAATTAATCTTAGCGGTAGTCCCAAGGCTGTTGGAATACACGGTATCCCTAGTAAGAGTAGGCCCCGTAGTGCTGTAAGTACCAAGCCCTATTTCCCATTCTGTTCCAACGGAGGGAGCAATACAGTAATAAGTTGAGTTTGTGTTGCCAACAGAAGCAAAGGATTGATAGCCCGTTACGGCCCCCAAGAGCGTAGCAGACCCCGTACCAGTCACAGCGGTAGTTTCTTGAACCCTGTCAACTAAAAAAGTTGCCATCTATGCCTCTACGGTATTGTGTTGCTAATCACGACCCAATCAGTAGTCTGATTGTCTGCAATTGTAGACCAACCCGGTGTCTGTGTGTTGTTTATAGCAGCCCAACTTGATGTCTGCGCATTGGAAATAGCCTGCCACGCCGCTGATTGCGAACTACTAATGCTTTGCCAGTCCGCATTTTGGCTATCATCAATTAGTCTCCAGTATACGGGGACTACATTACCCACCAAGCCATCTGCTACAACCCCTGTCAGCAGAAAGAGAAAATTAAACCCAACAGAACCCACCGAGCCAACAGCAGAATTACTGGTTAACTCAGGCCCAATGCCGGGTACTATCGTTTGCACCAAGCCTTCGACACTAACCCCTGTCAATGCAACAGTAACAGCCACCCCAGTGCTACCTACGCTACCAGTAGCCGCATCCCCGGTTTCATTAATTGACTCGCTGGGTATTACCAACCCAACAGAGCCGGATGCAGCGTTTCCTGTGATGGCTAGTACGGCCCCACCATGCGTAACTGTACCAACAGCACCATCGGCAGAAACACCAGTTAAGACTACTGCAATGGAAGCTTTAACAGTGCCTACACTACCAGTGGCTGCATCTCCGGTTTCCGCATCTGAGTTGGTTGGTACTACTGTTCCAACAGTGCCACTAGCTGATATGCCAGTCAATGCCGCAGTAAAAGAAACTCCAACAGACCCTACAGCACCAGTAGCGGCATCGCCTGTCTCATCGCCTGTATTACTGGAAACTACAGTACCAACATTACCCGCAACAGACACCCCACTTAAGGTTACGGATATAGCTGTGCTAATGGTTCCAGCATTACCCGCAGCAGATACCCCTGTAAAAGGAATACCTCCTCCCCAAAAATTGGAACCCCAAGTGTTATAGCCCCAATCTCCAGAATCAACAGGGTTTAGGGTTGGCGCACCAGCGCCTACTGGAGCAGCGCCTATGGGGCCTGACCCAATCATGGGTTATTCCTATGTCGTTGCTAGGCGCAACAAAGCAGTAGTAGTGGTATTGGAAGGCATGGTCAATGTAAAGGTTCCAGCCGTGATGGACTGAGAACCAAAAGTATGAACACTGACTGCCTTATTACTCTGCGTAGAGTTGTATACCAGCACCGTATCAAACGCTGTTGCCAGCGTAACAGTTGTGTAAACGATAGACGCAGAAGGAGTCCAATAGCCTACCCCAGCCGTAGCCGAACTATTTGTAGATGCCGGGGCAGTAGCATTGGTAATAGAAACTCCGCCCGCAGAGTAGTTTGTACCTGATACTTCGCCAGAAGCTGTGTAAGCAGTAGTGGCAGCATTAATGGTAGCCGTAGTCAAATACAAAGCTGCTTTAAACGTATCCGCAGTTGCCGCAGCGCGGATAGGGGAAGCGCCGAAGTTATGGGTAGCAGTCATCAGTTCCCCAAGGAACGAAGTACACATGCTTTGCGTGTTAGCCATAATATTTCCTTAAAAAGAAGCAGCTTCGCCACCTGCAAAGGTGGGTATTTTCTTCAGCGTAACGTGCGCTGATCGGTGAACCAACTCGCCTTCCAGCCAGTACTCTACCCACGTTGTCAGTTCATTGTCATTATCGACTGTACCTTCCCGCTTTTCCAGCAAGGAATCATCCATCTCGCCTTTGGTGGTAGTGACTATCAATTTGAACTCCTGATAAGCGCGGTTGTCGAGGTGTTAGCTGGCATGGTGATTGTAAACGTGGTAGTCGATGTTTTGTCAGACCCAAAGTCCAGAACTGCCACAGACTTGTTGCCTTTGGATGCGTTGTAAATCAAAGCACACCGGGCAGTCAAAGCCGAAGTCCAAGACACATTAGCCCAGTTTACGTAGGCTACATAGCCAGATGAGCTAATAGCTACACCGGTCATAATTTCACCACCAGCCGTGTAACCGGTGGCTGAGACTTCATTGGTACTACTGTAAACCGTAGTGGCCTCGTTCAAGTCAGCATTACCCGTGTACAGCGCAATCTTGATCGTGTCTGTGGACAAGTCATGGATAGCCTGATAAAGCTCTTTCTTGAAGCTGGTGGTCTGGGTCTGAACAATAGACATTAACTGACCTCAACCCTAACTTGACCACTACGATAAGCGTCTTGACGCTCCATTCCATCACCCAGGCGTTTAGCCAAAGCTAGTGCTTGAACGTACTTTTGGTTATACAAAGCCATCATATCTTGCTCACCCTTCATGTAAGTGTAAGCTTCAACTAAAGCGCCATACAACAAAACAGTATCAAAGTTATCGCCCAACCAAGTCTGGCCACTAGATGCTGTGGTAATTGATTCAGGATAATAGTAATAATGAAGCTCTGCGGAATAAGTTGTAGACGGGGTTGGGCCAAGAATAAAACTCAACTCATTAGAGATAGTAGCACCTGACACCGTCGGCCCAAACAAAGCATAGTACTTAGGTGTCCCAGTACTTGTTGGGTTTGGATATGCTTCCCGCATAAAGTTAACATCTTTGTTTAAAAGATATATGTAATCACCGCCACCATAAGGAAACACCGCTAACGAGTATGGAGCCAAAAAATCATCTGGGCAAGACAAGTACTTATTGCTGGCAGTAATTGTCCCCGTCACGTTTTTACGCAGTGATGGAAACTGAACTGAGTTATAGATGCGCTGCTCTGCCTGTGTAATGAACAGGTTTACATCCACCGTTTGAAAAGTGTTCTCCGTGTAATCGGAAATCGCAACTACAAGAGCAGCGTAGTTCATGCCATCGGGCCTCTTGCCATCACGCCTTTGGTAGCCGCACCAGTACCGCGTACTTTGATACCACTGGTTTTTGCCGGCGCAGGACGCTTGTTGCTATAGCCGTTTACTACCATATCCATGTTGGCAGGATCACTCATGTTAGGAGGTGTGACACTGGTAAATCCAACAGGACCGCCAGACATAGTATGGGGTTTTGCGTAAACACTAGCTGGGCCGACTTCTTTGCCGCCCTTTTTCATTGTGTATGCCATAACTTACCCCTTTTGATTCATAGCGCGGGAAAGGTTTTTGCCGTACTTCTTACGGTCCAGGCTAGTAGGTCCACCCTTTTTTAGTTTAAGAGTAGTTCCTTTGCCACCTTTGTGTTCTTGAGCATCATGCTGTTTGAACGCTTTTTTGATCATGGCTTTATCTTGAGCCGTGTCACTTTTCATACTTTCTTTAGCCATTATGGACTCCTATGTTGGATGAAATTGGTTAGATTTTCGCATGTTATCTGAACCGGGGATGACTTGCAGATTATGAGGCAAATGCAAACCAGATACAAGCTTTCCTTGAAGCGGGATTATGTGGTCAACATGCCAAGGAAATTTAAACATTTTAGTTCTTAACTGAGCTAATTCGTAGGCTTGTTCTACCATCCAGTGATCATCATCGGTAAACCAAGTTGGTTTGCGTAAATTTAACGCCGCCCTACGTCTAGCATCCATAGCTAAAACTTTACTTGGATTATTAATTTTCCAGTTTTTATTTTTCTGTTGAACTTTAATTTTGTGATTTTTATATCTATTAATGTCAGACGTTTTGCGATAAACCACAGATAATTCAGGATTTTTTAATGCCCAATTTTTTTTTCGTGCGTTATCACAGGTTTTGCAGTGGGCTTGATATCCATCCTTGCTGTTTACGGCTTGTTTATAAAACAACTCGTAAGATTTAACAGTTTGGCATCGAGAACAAGTTTTCATGATATTGTTACCGTTCCTACTGAAGTCGCAGCCACAAGGTAGTTAGGTGTTAATCTTACATCAAAGTCACTAGAGCCGCCTACAGGTCGCCAACCCCATTGAATGTCCCTAGACCCACCTGTTGGCGTTCCTTGAGCCCCAGTTGTTACCTGCAACCCGTTCAATCCAGCCGCAACATAAGTTGTGTCCGGGCGGGGCTGGTATACAGCCTGGGGATCATTAACCGGATACATGCCCAACTGTAACTGTGGTTGATCAGGATCCCAACATTCTTCACAAACTTTCAATTGATAGAGTTTAGTCTTAATGACTTCAATTTTCAATTGCTTTAATTTAAAACGCTGGCCACACCTATCACATTGGGCAATTGAATACTTGCCAGATGCATATGGTGAAGTCATTACATGCCACCCCCACCAATAAACGACATACGGGGAACTAAGCGCAATGTAGCTTTTTCATGGTCCTCACCGGCTGCAAGCTTGTATTGCTCTTCATAAACAGCCTTAAGCATCTCTAGCCGGCCCATCAATTCTGGCACCTTCATGGCTATATAGTAAGCTAGACCAGCGGTTACAGCAGGCAAAAACCTAAAATTCATATCAGCTGTTTCAACGCCACGGCCAGCATCTTCAATGCGGCGTAGTCTGTAGTAAACAAACTGGTAGGTCTGCGATCCATCAGGTGTTGGCCAAACAGTAACAGCTGGCAACTGAGGAACATTAACAGCTGTTAATGTTGTGTGCGATGCAGCAGTTGTGTTATTTTGTCCACGGAACACGCCACCTAGGGTATTCCCTGATATGTAGGTGTAGTAGATATCTTCATTGTCTAGGCGAATGTAGCCAGATCCAGCCAACCCAACTACGGTACTCAAGACAATTGAGGTATCTGTAGCCGTAATAGCGCCGTTTAACGTAGCGGAAGTAGGTCCAACCTCACCTGACAAACGCTGAATCCATACCTGGATTGGCCGTCCTTGAGTCAGTTTATTAGGGATGGTGGCGTATGTAGATACGCTAATCCTGGTAATGCTCAAGTCAGCCTGAGTAGACGCTACGTTTGGCTGGGTCCGAATCACATGATCAAGCAGATCAATCGTGTCAGTTGGAAGAGCGTAGGTGTTAAGACCCTGCGTTAAAGTAATGGTTCCAGTCTCAATAGTCCACATGTTTAGACCACGATTAGCCCACTCTATGGTCATCAAATTAAGTGATCTACGTGCTGTACGCAAATCATAACCAGAACGCATCTCACGACCAGCCCGCTCCCAAGCCTCTTCAGCAAGTTCAGTAAACTCTAGGTTAAAGGCTGTGGTTCCGGTAGTAGACATTACGAAGCCTTCATATTGTCAATAAGGTTTGGATATGGGCGACCAGCAGCTTTAGCAGAAGCTTTAGCTTTAGCTTTCTTTGCTGAGCTTAATTTTTTAGGTGCGCCCAAATTTTTTGGTCTAGGCTTATCCCACACTTCTCCACCTTTAGCGTATTCGGTAAAGTCAGTGTTATCCCTGCGCGCTTTGCGCACACCTTTAGGCATTTTGGATGGAGAGATGTCACCCATTCCTCGGCTTGCCATCATGCTAATCTCCTAGCAAATTTTGCCACGGGTCTTGCCTTTAGCGGCAATTCCATCAGCACGAGAAGAAGCAGATCCACCTTTAGCCATGCGCTTAACTGGCTCATCTACAGGAACTGAATCCGGGTAGATTGTAGGTTTAGGCTTAGGCTTAGGGGCCGGTTTAGGCTTCTTAGCTACAGGCTCATCCACCGGAGTGGAGTCTGGGTATTCGTAATCTTTAGCCATGATTTAACACATTCTTCCGCGAGTTTTACCTTTGGTAGCAATACCATCAGCACGGCGTGAGGCAGAACTTACTGATCCACCAGAAGCCATCTTTTTGACTGCTCCGCCTTTTTTCATACCCAAAGATTCTTTGATGCGTTCATTAACAGAACGATTATCTGTAGGCTCTCGTGAACTCATTAAGCTACGCAAAGCCGTAGCAGGACTTCTAAGATCAATTTTATTGTCTTTTAAGGAACTTGCAGTTGGTTTATTTTTTTCTTCTTCCAAAGATTCTTTAATGCGTTGGTTTACTGAACGAGAGTCAGTAGGTCCAGATCCTTCTCGTGCGCTTGCCAATGATTTTTTTATGCGCTCATTCACAGACATAGCAGAAGCATTATCACGGTCACTACCCATTAAAGGATTGGAAGGACTAATTGGAGCCACTTTCTCTTGCTGCATAGGTGCAGGAGATGTTTTTTTAGGAGCTGAACTTGCCAATTCAGTGGTGTACAACTTGCCGTTGTAACTAAAAGTTTTATCACCATTACCACGGGCGGCAGCAAATGCTTCTTTAAAAGAAGATGGCTTAGGACCGACTGGAGATAAATTTTCAGATTTATTTGCGTTTTCTAATTCATCATCAATCATCTTAATACTCCTTAGCAGGTTTTACCACCCATGCTCATTTTAATCATTTTGCCTTTAGTTTTGCCTTTAGAGACAATACCATCAGCACTCTTATGACCCGAAGCTAGACCTCCACCGGCCATTTTTTTAACGCCGCCGCCTTTTTTCATCATTTGCATGCGGTCCATAGCCATATCTTTAGCAGAGCCTTCTTTCATACCGCGTTTCTCAACGTCTTTACCCATTTTCTCAAACTTTTTCATCTTCGTAGCCATAGTATCACCACCTTTAGAAAATTTGCGGCCTTTGTCCGCGCTTGCAAAATCTTGCCCCACGGACTGTGGAACCCCTACCTTCTTGGCAAACGATGGCGAGTGCGCTATCGCTTCCATGAAATTGTGTTGTTTCTTGCTAACTGAGGGCATTTCGTTGCTCCCTCATAAATGCATCTAACTTTTCATCCATCCGGTCAAGCCGCGCTATTACACGGTTAATGTCCGCATGCATATCGTTTTTGGTTACAAACTTTTCTGCATGCTCCTCGCGGGTTTTGCTTAAAAGAATGCCCAGCCTTTTAACTTCGTCATGGGAAACTTTTACCCAAAACAATAAAGCTGCGGATACAAACGACAAAAAAACGTTCCAAACTTGAAGTTCCATATCAGCAGTTCCACGCACGAAGGCTTTTATTGATACGGGAATTCGGATCTTTTGCCGTCTTCTCGCTGGTAAGTTTCTTTTTGGCCCCACCCATCCTTGCGCAAAAAGAGTCGCGCCGTTTTCCGCCTTCTGGCTGGGGAGGTTTCAAGTTCATACCTTGCGCTTTGGCTGAGGCTCTCCCCTTGGCGTTCAAGCCGCCCTTGGGGTTCTTGCCTTCCTTGCGCGTCCATGCTGGGGACTTAGCCGGCTGTGATTTGGTAGCCATTTTGCACCAATAAGATATGCATTTCACCGCTCATCTGCCCAGAAGCTCCAGCAGAAACACGCAACTCAAGGTCTGTTTTTTCTGAAAATGCTAGTGGGTAGTCAAAGTGCCGATCAAAAACACTACCAGCGTTAAAACGAGCAGATGCTTCAATTGTTGGGAAATTGCTTCCGTATTGATACACATACAAGAATCCGGAACAAATGGTGTTAGCCGTTGTGTTGTTGGATGTAAATGTGTAGCTAGAGATATACGCTGTAAACCCGGCAGGAACAGTAAAGATTGCTTGGGTCTGGACGTTGTATGCAACTGGCATTAACGAATAGATCGTAGCTGGAACGCCTGTAGTAACCGTTCCAGTGCCGGCGTAAATAATTCCAGCAGCCGTATTACCAGAGCCAGCCGTCAAAACGTAAAAGTCATTAATTCGCAGATAACTGTTTAAAGTATTGACGGAAGTTTGTCCGTTCAAAATTACAGTTTCGCTAATTGGTGCATAGCTTGCATCTAGGCCAGAAATTAGTACTGTACGAGCGCCAGATCCAGCTGCGGCGTCATTTGCACTGCCGCTAGAAATTTTCATTACCGTTGCAGATGCAGGGTATGCATAAACACCGGTAGTCGCCCAAACCGTTTGAGCAGTAGTTACAGTTGGCGCTTGACCAAACTGAAATTTATATTGATGACCAACAACTTGACCGCGAGATACCTGCAAGTCAAACGGCTCATACAAGCCCATGCGGGTAACTGAGGATACAACCCCTACTAAAGCCATAATAATCTCCTAGAAATCAGGGGCCGAAGCCCCTGAGATTAATTAAGCAGAGGCGGGGGACTGAGTTCCATCCGAGTTTGCTACAGCATACACAATAGTGTATTGAACAGTACCAACCGTTACGTCAGCAATAGTAGGACGTACTGTGGCAATAATTGTTACGTCAGTAGTGCCAACACCAGCGCCATTAGGCGATGCTGTAGTAGCTGCTCCAGCCCAGTTACCTAACTTGGCAGCAGCGCCAGTATTAGCTAATCGGCCCTGGGTTGTAATGTCGGTAGAAGCCCAATACAGTGCGGTAGAGCCACTAATGCCCAGTGACATATTGGCAGCAGTGGAGCCTGTAAAAGCAACCAAAGTGTCAATAAAAATATTAACAATTTGTGCGCCAGCAGGAACGGTAAACAATGTGGTAGTGTTATCAGCGGTGTAAACAATACCGTTGTAAACTACTTTTTTAGTCTGGGAGACTAGGGTAGTACCAGTGTTCTGGATAGTGCCAGCAGTAGTGCCGGTGGTGTTTTTGACTGTGCCAAGCAGCCAAGGGCCGAGATGAGTTGCGAATCCCATGATAAATTCCTTACATACAAGTAAAGTGCATCAATCAGTATGTTGTCTGCCGGGACAGCTTGATGCACCGGAAAGCCCGGATTAGCTGCAATATATCACAGTTTTAAATGGCTGTGCAAATAAAAAGGGCCCCCGAAGGAGCCCTCTTTAACAAACCCTAAGGTTTAGGATGCGCCTGCGGAGGCGTACATACCCAGAGGATCAGACCAGCCGAAGCTGTAACGCTCACGAGCCTTGTAACGGACATTGCCCGTATCAAAGTCGCCGTCCATACCAGTGGACAGAGGAGTACGAACAAAGTGCTTCATGCCGTTAGGAACATCGGTGGTCAAATACCAGCCGTTCGTATCGGTCAAGAAGTGATTGATCGTATAGCCGCCAGGGATCGAACCGTTGTTCTTCAACGCATTGACATCATTGTCAGTGGTGCCGACGCGGAGTTCGGTTTCCAACAGACGAGTGGCAACGAATTGCAGAGAAGGCGGAACAATCAGCTTCTTAGGCTTAGCAGCGATCAACAGACCACGCTCATCCGTCCACAGGGAGATTTGAATAACTGCGTTTTCCAACGAAGTCTCATTCAAGTCAGCTGCGGTAGAAGGAACATTGCTGTTGGTACCACCAGACACCAGCGGGTGAGCGCTGTTGAACAACGATACGCCGTCGCCACCGACATAAGCCGAGGAGAAGCCGTTATTCAATACAGCAGCAGCTTTAACCTGCTTGGTGTATGCCATAGCACGAGCCAGACCTTTGGTGTAACGAGCGGACAAGCTGTCATACAGATTGTCTTCAATTGCC